AGCCCCTTTTTCCGCATTAAGCCCTGATATGCCTTGAATTTCTGTTCGTCTTTAATCTTGTAAGTTCCCCACTCCGGAAGCCTGACCTTATCCAGTATCAGATTAACGATGGAATAAAGCTGATCGTTTATAGTGTAACCGTTGGTTATATAGCTGCCTTTATTGTCGTCAATGCCGACCCATTGGCCGTTAATGATCTGAAAGGACGGGTATCCTGCTGCGGGCTTTGCCGCCTTCTTTTCGCCTCTGAACCAATCAAATATACCCATTAGACTATAATTTCAAATTTCACTCTCAATTCAAAGTATTCCCGCATCATAAAAGCATCCATCAAGTCCGGGCTATCTCCGTTTAAAACGACCTTCATTTCCTCTTTGCTGATCACCCTTAACTTTCCGTCCGAATCAGTTTTGTCCCGCTTTATGGCTTTCCTTTCGTGCATAAACCGCTGCCTTACGGTCATCCGGTCATCATACATTTTGTTAGCCACATACTCGGATATAATAACTTCCCCTTTTGCCACGTTATTACCTGATCGGTAATAGCATTGTGTTTTCAGGTTGAAGTAGTTCTCCTTTATCAGCTTTCCACTTGCCGGGTCCCTGACTTCCATCACCTGCCCGCCGTTATTAAAAGGGTTTGCCCCAACTATAAACCCATCCACAAAGCCTCCTACCCCGTCATTATCAAAACAAATATCCACGTTCTGAACCCCGTGTTTTGCGGCCATCTTTTTCAGGGCATCTATCACCTGCCCGCCGTCGCTTTTATCCAGTATTTCAATATCAATCGCTTCGTACCCGTCCCAGACTATAATCACAAACTTATTGCTCCCCTTCAGGGCAATGTCCGCTGTGATGTACTTCTGACCTGTTTTACGGCTGAATGAGTTTTCAAACATCCCCGCAAAGCGGGCATAGTCATAAACATCATTTTCCGTAATAACTACCTTCCAATTTCCATCAAGCAAAGCTGACTTTGTGGCCTTGTCCTGCGAGAGAAGGTTTGCCAGGTAACCGGGGTTTACTTTCAGCAGTTCCTTATTTTGGTAAATGTCACCTGAAATAAAGGCCACTGTTTTCACAAAGTCCTTTGGATCAATCCCTGACTTTTCAACCAATGGCTGAAGCAAGTACCAAGACTTTTCAATCACCTCCTCGTAACTGCTCCCCCAAATGTCTTTGTCACCGTCTACAATCAGGTACCGTACCACCCCGTCCCTTTCGGGTATCGGGAATCCGGTTTCCGGATCGATCCACCAACTTACAAATTCAGCGACCCAGCTTTCCGGGTCAGGGTTACAGGTTGCCCGTACATACGGCTTTATCCCGCAGACTGACCTATTACGGCTCAATAAGTAAAAGAACATTTTCCTTGTAAAGTGGGTAAGTTCGTCAAATCCGATAAACGGTATCTGCGCCCCTTGCCAATCAAGGATATTTTTTTCATATTCTAAATGGCTGAATTTAAGTTTGCTATGCTTAAACTCCCATTCTAAAAACGTTTCCTTCGGTTGCCCGCCAATGAAGGGGTAAATCTTCATTGAGGTGTCCCATAAACCACCCTCGTTTTTTATCTGGGTAGTTGTACGCCTGAATATCACGCCTCCGAAATTAGGAACGTGCAAATCAGGAATAGGATCAAGTAAAAGAACGAATGTCTTACCAACCCCGGCGGCGGCCCCACTGATAACAATGTCAGCGGAACTACTTAGAACCCTCTCCTGATAACCCTCCTGCGGCCTGATTATCCTTATATTCGATGCGTCTGCCATTGTCTGGTATCTGGAAAAGTGTCACCACGTTATGTATGTCGTTGCCGTCGCCATCGGTAATACCGGTCTCAATCTTATCACGCCACTTCTTACGCTGCCTATTTTTCAGCCAAAAGATGGCTGCGGCTGTATCTGGTGGGTAATGCTTAATCAACGGGGTTTCTATAATCTGCCCTTCAAAGCATTTAATATCAACGTCTTCGTGTGAATATCCGGTAGCCCTTTTGTAGAGTTTGTCGGCTACCTCTGCATCTGCAAGTGTCTTACCCTTTTTTATGGACTCCATAAATTCCGGGTATTCTGATTTCCAATTATTTAAAGTGGACTCTGCAATGTCAAAGAAATCAGCTAATTCGGCATCGGTTGCCCCTAATTTGCATAGCTTTTCGGCTTGCTCATTGTATGATTCTTGGTAATCTGTCGGGCGACCTGCCATTGTAAATTATGGAATTATTCCCCCAAATATACAAAATCTATAAACTGGACAAATATATATTTTTTGGACGCAAAAAACCCGGACTTGTGATCCGGGCAAACCTTAAAACTACTGAAACTGAAAATGCTCAGGGCTATGATGAGGGGTTAGTGCGTTCCTGGTTCTTTTGTTGCGGTGTCATATTCGTTTAGGGTTTGATTTGCTTTCTGTTGTATAAAATTATCTTCCGTATATGCACTAATAGACCGCAATGCACTAACCAGCTTCCCCGCCCGTTCCCGTTCTGCGGAGAGTTGTTGTTTTAGTTCACGGATTACTTTGCAAACCGCATAGTCGTTTACCCATTTTGGATCATTAATGAAAGTCAACACAACCGCTTCACTACGATTAAGGTCATAAAGCATAAATTCTGCATCCTGTTTTATAAACTCTTTTATCGGCATGGTTTGAAGTCCTTCGATTCCGGCGACAACTATATTACCATTTTTGTACTCGTTCAAAACAAGTTCTTTAATCTCCTTAGTCATTGTTTCCTGTGTCATTCCCCGCACCTGATTATTAGGCTTATGATCTCCGGGGGCTCTTCCTTCCCGGAAGCCGTTGTAAAGTTTGTCTGTCATTTCAGTTTATTTATGCCCGGAGGCGGTTAAAAAGGTATTTCTGCATTAAGTGATATATCGTCCCTAAAATAAAACCACGCCCACCAAAGGTTGTACCTGTCCCCGATCCAATGCCTCCCCTTCACCACCCGCTTCATACGGGAGACGGCGTTACGGTTTTTCATTTTCTTCCAGTTTAACGGTTATAGACTGTTGTTTGAGAGGGCAGGATGGCGGGGTACTTTTTTCACGCCTATGTTTTAAATATTCATAAGATGAAACTGTGCAAAAATCCGAGTACCTAATCTTGCAATCCGCACAGCTTGTTACTTTTATTTCCATGTTACTTGGTTTTAGCAATTTTCGTACATATTTAATTTTTGACAAATAGCATTTATTTCAGGCTTATACTTAAATTGGTACAATACTCCATCCTGTTTAATTACTGAATCAATATACTTTTCACCTTTCAGTATCTTCCATCCGTTAGCCTTCAGTTTTGCTATTGACCTGAGTTCGCCAAAAGTAAGTTCGCCGCATGAACGTATATCTGATAGAGAGTTTTCTATCCATACCCCTGCGCTATCCTCATGGTCTTTCCTTGCAGTTCTTTCTTGTGATGAAATAGTTTCTACCATGTTACTTGGTTTATAATTTTACTTCAAGTTCTTCACCGGAAATGGCGAAGTACAGATTTTGGAGTTGGTGGAGGAATTTGATACTTGGAATTGGCCCATTGCCTACATTGTATTTTAAATCAAGTTTGCCGGAACAGTAGTTGTGATCGAATAATCCAAAATAATTTTCATCGTACTCGGACTTTTTGTTTTTATTCCACCCGTTATTCTGTTTCTTAAACCCGCACTTTTCAAGTATCTCCGGGGTCAGGGGAATTCCTTCAATGTCGGCCAAGTCCCATGTTAGCGGGTGCATTGGTATTTCTCCAATCGGAGTACATTCGTAAGTCCCGTTATCCTGATAAACCTTTACATTATCGAAATAATCAACCCTAAACGGTGATTGTTCTTTTCTCGGAACATTTACATAGTTCCCTATCCTTAATTCGTTTGCTTTTATCATGGCTTATGGTTTAGGCGGGTTAGGTAATCTTTTCCGGGCTTATTATGAAGTCCGACAAATATTACACGGGTTCTCATGTTACTTCGTTTTCGTGGCCGTAGCCGGTTAGGGGGTTAATTAATTTCAGATTTCCTCAGTGCATCCATGAGCATACCCGTTGAGTTGTCGGGGAGGGTGAGGGGTTGGGGTTTATTCTTTGGCTCCCAACAGTCGTAAATAAAAGCAACACATCTATCACACGGGAACGGAGTTACCTCTTTCTCGCTATGCTTACAGTTATCACATGACCTGTCCTTCACCCCCTCCACGATCACCGCACCTTCGCCGGGGGAGGCTTTGCCATCATAGAACTTCTCCGCTATCTCATTAAGCATTTCTACCATTCGGCTAAAGCTGATTTCTTCTTTGTCGTAAAGGCCTAAAACCTCCCGTACATTCGCAACTATAAAAGGCTTTTTCATGTTACTTTGTTTTACCTAAAATATTATTCATTTCTTCA